CGTCGAGGCTGTCATGGATGGCCTGAACGCCAACGGCATCGCCTTGGTGCAGCAGACCCACGAATGCGAATCAGGCGTGATCGTCGAAACGGTCTTTGTCCACGAATCCGGGGAAACCTTCTCGGCTGGCAAGCTGCACGTGCCAGCGGTCAAACACGACGCCCAGGGCTACGGCAGCGCCCTGACCTACGCACGCCGCTACAGCCTGATGGCCGCCTGCGGTATCGCGCCAGAGGATGACGACGGCAATGCCGCCAGCAAGCGCACGCCAGCGCCTGTGCCGGGTTATGGTGAGTACGAGGCAGAGACCCTGCCAGCCATGCGCGACGCCGCCATGCAAGGCAGTGAGGCTCTGGCTGCAGCCTTCCATGCATTGCCCAAGTCGGCACACAAGGCCGCGTTCTGGCAAGCCCAAGGCCCAGCCCTCAAGAAGGCCGCCAAAACCGCAGACGGAGGTGCAGCATGATCGAGCAAGGCACACCTGAATGGTTCGCCCAGCGCCTGGGCAAGGTAACCGCCAGCCGGGTGGCGGACATCATCGCCAAGACCAAGACCGGGGTGGCTGCCAGCCGAGGCAATTACCTCGCCCAGCTGGTGGCCGAGCGCCTGACTGGCCAGGCCGCCGACAGCTTCAAAAGCGGGGCCATGCAGCACGGCACCGAGACGGAGCCCATGGCACGGATGGCCTACGAAACCGAGACTGGCCAAATGGTCACCGAGGTGGCCATGATCCAGCATCCAAAGATCGAAATGGCCGGAGCCTCGCCTGATGGTTTGGTCGGTGAGGATGGCCTGGTCGAGATCAAGTGCCCGAACACCAGCACGCACATTGCCACGCTGATGGCCGACAAAGCGCCCAGCGGTTACATGGCCCAGATGCAGTGGCAGATGGCCTGCACGGGCCGGGCCTGGGTGGACTTCGTGAGCTTTGACCCACGGATGCCAGAGGACATGCAGCTGTTCATCAAGCGGGTGCTACGCGACGAGAAGCTGATCGCTGAGTACGAGGCCGAGGTGATCAAGTTCCTGGCTGAGGTGCAGGAGACGGTCGACAAGCTGATCCAGCTGCGGAGGGGCGTATGAGCAACACAAACACAAACAGCCCAGCGTTTCCAAGCCATGGCAGCATGGGAGAGGTGACGCACGAAGGCATGACCCTGCGCGACTACTTTGCGGCCAAGGCGATGCAAAACGTGTTTAACACTGGCTGCGATGATGATGAGAGACGGTACATCGCCATGCACGCCTACAAAATGGCAGACGCCATGCTGAAAGCGAGGGAAGCATGAACGGCCGCGACCTTCGAGACGCAGGCATCGCTCGCGTGTCCATTGGCCGCGAGGAATGGATCGCCAAGGCACGCAGCACAGCGGTGGCAATCGCGCAGCGTGCTGGCCGGGTGACCATCAACGACGTTCGGAATTTCATCGAGCTGCCGGACGACTTTCACCCATCGACATGGGGGGCAGTGCTTCGCGGTGATGCCTTCCAAGCAATCGGCTTTTGTCAGGCCACCCACGCATCGGCTCACGCTCGGGTCGTTCGCATTTACAAACTCAAGGAGCAATCATGAAGGCACACGGTATTTGTCGCGTCGGGAAAGACGCAGAGGTTCGTTTTACACCAGGCGGAGCAGCGGTGGCCAACGTCTCGCTGGCGTTCACCTACGGCAAAAAAGGCGACGACGGCAAGCGGCCAACGCAGTGGGTTGACGCCTCGCTGTGGGGCCAGCGGGTGGAATCGCTCGCGCCGTACCTGACCAAAGGCAAGCAGATCGTGGCCTACCTGGAGGATGTGCACATCCAAACCTACACCAAAGGTGATGGCACGCAGGCCAGCAAGATGGCTGCACGCATCGCAGACCTGGAGTTTGTGGCGGGTGGTGAGCAGGCAGAGAGCCAGCCAAAGCCGAAGCCACAGGCAGCGCCAGCGCAGCAGCAGGGGTCTGGGTTTGAGGACTTCGACGACATCGATTTTTAAGGAGCAACCATGCAAGAACAACGTCAACTGACTTTCGGAGAAAAGGCCGTCGGCCTGACATTCAACCCAAGCGGAGACCCAACGGTCGAAGCGATCAAACGCAAGTGCGCCGACCTGATCGATGAGATTCACGAGCTGCGCACCAACCAGCCCAACAGCGAGATCGCACGCATGGCCAGCATTGCCATCACAGAAATCCAGACCGGACAGATGTGGGCAGTCAAGGCAGCCACCTGGAAATTCTGAGGAGCAACCATGAGCACACGCATCTACCTGGTCACCGACGTGGAGACCAACAAGCACCGCCTGATTCGCGCAGGCAACCAGGCCCAGGCCATCCGGCACGCAGCGCAGACGCGCTTCGACATCGAGGTGGCTGGACAAGATGATCTGGTGAGCCTGCTGACCAGTGGCATTCCGGTCGAGCTGGCCGGTGGGCCTGCGACGGCAGACATGTTCGAGGACGCCAAGGAGGCAGCATGACCAGCAAGAACAAGACCCAATACGTGACCGTCCGCCTGCCGGACGAGATCATGGCCAAGCTCAAGGCAGAAGCAGAGCGAAACACGCGCAGCCTGAGCGCCCAGGTGCTGCACTACATCCGGCTTGAGCTGGACAAGGTTAAAGCATGAAGCGCGGCTGGCAGTTTGATGTGGAGTGGTTCACGCACCGCTGGCCGCTGTTTGTGTTTGGTATTCACCAAGGACAGTTCTGCCTGTGCCTTTGGGTGGTTGATGTGACCATCTGGAGATACTGATGGACAAACGGCACATGCTGATGGCATACCTCAAGCCATCGAAAATGCACCTGGCCGTCTGCAAGGCCGCTGGCTGCGGGTGCCGTCCCGCGCTGGCGGTCTTTTTCGACCGAGTGGAAAAAACCTTCAGCATTTTGGAGTTCAAGCCATGAATGAAAACGAAGCCAAGCTGGACATGCTGGTGGCCGAGCTGGACTACGAAAACCGACTTTTACGGGCCAGAAACGAGCGACTGGTATCCGAGGCCCAGACAAGCAACTTTGAGCGCACATCGGCTTGGCTGAAGGCTTGCGGCAAGGTTCCTGGGGCTGCTGCGCTGTCGGTGCAGATCGGTTGCCACATCGAGGAGTTTGTCGAGTTCCTGATGTGCATCGATTTTGATTCGGCCAAAGACCTGGAAAACTTGGAGTCGTGCGTGGCCGACATGCTGCACGTGGCTTCCGGGCTGAAGAAGGGTCTGGTTATGGCCAGCATCAACCCAAGCGACCGCATCGAGGCGCTCGACGCTTTGTGCGACAGCGAGGTGACCGGCAACGGTGTGGCATACCTGGCAGGCTTCGACAAGCGTGGGGCCGACCAGGCCGTGCTGGCCAGCAACGACGCCAAGCTGGTGGACGGCAAGCCGGTGATCCTGCCAGGCGGCAAGATCGGCAAACCAGAGGGCTGGAAGGCTCCAGACCTGTCGGGGTTCGTGTGAAGAAAAAGCGCCAGCCACGCCCGAAGCGGTACACCTTGCTCGACGAGATGACCGCAAGTCCGACCGAGCCTTTGCCACAGGCTTGGCGGACGCACCAGCTCACCAAGATGTACCAAGGCCTGCACAACCTGGAGCAAGGCGAAAACCCGCAGCCAAACGACTGGCGGCTGGTGTCGGACGCCATCAACCTGGTGGAGACGCTGGTGCAGGAGATGAAGGTCTGCGAGGACAGCAGCGGTCTGCTCATGGACGCCATCACCGCCATGGCCAAGGCAGGCAGGCGCAGCAAGGCAGGGCAAAGCCTGCGGCTGGACGGTGAAGGCATTGTGGCCGTGCGCTCCATCCTGAGCGACTATGCCGAGCTGATCGATGTGCTGCCAGCCAGGGTGATGGTGCGCTGCCACCGGCTGACCGAAAAGCGGCTGCATGAAATCCTGGACGGCAAGCGTGGGCCGCACGACATTGAGCTGATGGATTAGTAGAAACCCCTATAAAATAATCTTGCATTACTTGTGGGTGTTCGTGGTAATATGTGGTCATCGCAACCAAGGAGAACAGCATGCAACTGAAACGCTACCAAGTAATTCTGGCCATCATCGGCCTGATCGCAGCCATGGGCTTTGTTGGCCAGGCAGACTTCGAGGACGAGCAGGCCCAGGCAGAGCACTATTGCGAGATGGTCAAGCTCTGGAAGCAGACCAAGGGCCAGGCAGGTTGGCCAGCCTACAACGGTGAAGGGGTCTGCAAATGAAGACAGAAACCAGCATCCATCGGGTGGCCAAGATCGAGATTGGCGAGCGCCGGTTCCATGCCAGCTCGACAAGCCCATTCTGGTGCCGCAGAATTACAGTGACCGACGAAGATGGCCACAGCCACACGCTGGAGCTTTACAGCTACAGCGAAGACGAAGACACAGCATTGAAGGTGACCACATGACATACCTGGCCGAAATCGAAAGCACCGTCTCAGGCATCCCTTGCCTGATTGGCGTGACAGAGTTCAGCAGCGTGAGTGGCTCGTACAGCTACAACGCGCCCAGCGACATGGATTATTACGGGTACAGCGAGAGCTGCTGGGAGGTGCTCGACAGACGTGGACGACCTGCCGCCTGGCTGGATCGTAAGCTGACGGGAGCCGACCGCTGCCGCATCGAGCGCGAGATCGAGGAAGCCATGACCGAGGACTCGTACTGATGGACGCGCTCGAACATTACGACCAGCTTTATGGTGACCTGGGCCTGTCGCCAAACGACGCTGCCAAGTGGGTGTTTATCTCCGGCTGGAACAGCGCCATGCAAGAGGCCATGAAACGTGTACAGGCCATGCCGTTTGGCAACGACACCAAGGCCAGCTTTTCCATTTATTTTCAGCAGATGATGAAGGTCGATGCTGACGAGATCAAGGCAGGCATGCAATGACAAAAGACGAAGCATTGAAGCTGGCGCTGAAGGCGTTGCGATTTGCAGGTGATGACGGCTATCAAAACGAAGTTAGTCAACAAGCCATCACCGCCATCAAGCAAGCCCGTTCAGCACCAGAGGAGTCTGTGGCGACAGAAGATTGGGAGGGCGCTGAGTATTGGATGCCATTGGCTTGGGAGTTGTGCGCTGACGAGTGTGGCGAAGATGCTTGCAATGAACTTATTTGGGAAGGTGGGCCGATTCCAGAGCCTTGGGGCGACCGTTGGTTGAAATACGAGGATGAGGCAAAGCGCCTGATTGCGTTGGTGCAAAAGCACACCACCCCACCCGCAGCACCTGTGCAGGAGCCGGAATCGTTTGAGCAATGGAACGCTAAACAGCACGGTGACCCGGAAGAAATCGGTTTCCTGCAAGCCTTGCGGATTGCGTATTGCGCAGGTCAAGACAGTGTGACCAAGACCACCCCACCCGCAGCACAGCGGGAATGGGTTGGGCTTTCAGAGGAAGAAATCGACAAACTTAAACACCTGATCGACTGGACTGCAACTTGGTCACATGGCCGATTTGCTTACGAGATTGAGCAACTTTTGAAGGAGAAAAACGCATGAGCAAGAAACAAGACCCCTACGCAAGCAGAGAAGAATCGCTGAAATTTATGCGTCCAGACGTGCGCACAGATTCAGAGAAAATTCTTGACCGTATGATGGATGAACGTGGAGCCAATGAGCAGGGAGCCGAGCCGTACGTGGTGCTGCGCCAGATTGCGCTTGAGTTGCTGGATAAGCGAGCATGAGCAACGTCATCCCATTCAACGGCATCACCAAGCTCGACCTCAATCCGGACATCGTGCTGGAAAACACCAAGGGCAAGCTGGAAGGCTTTGTCATCTGCGGGTACGACAAAGACGGCGAGGAGTATTTCGCCAGCACCTATGCTGACGGTGGCGATGTGCTTTGGCTACTGGAGCGCATGAAGCTGCGCCTGCTGACGGTAGAGGTGGATTAACGCTTTCCAGCTCTCTGCCTGGCATTGGCATCAGCCTGCCACTGATCGCGGCACTCAGGGCCGCAGAAGCGCCTGTCAGCGGCCACAGGCTCTTCGCAGTAGTGGCACAGGCCAGTCGGCTCAAGTCGCTGGTGTGGCTGCCTGGCGGTGGTCAGGCAGGCCTCTCGTTCTTGCTCTTCGCGTAAAGTGGCTTGGTCGGAAACGTCGGTCATAAAAAAGACCCGGCACAGAGGCCGGGCAAGGCGGCCGAAGCCGCTGGAGACAACTGCTAGGCCTTGCCCTTGATGCGCTCGAAAGTGCGAAGGCCACCCAAGCCTAACATGCCGGTCAGCAAGACCATCAGGGTCTCATTGTCGATCGGTGGCAAAGGCGGCACGGAGCCACCAAAAACGGCCACCAGCCACGGCAAAACAGGCTGCAGGAGGAACTGGTACACCAGGCCGAAAACGCACGCCCAGCCGGTCGCTGGACGCCAGCCGCCACGGAACATGTCGGTGCCTGCCTCGACCTTGTTGACCTCGATCTGGCCAAGCGCCATCTTGGTCTCTGCGTCCAGGACGGCCAGCTCGCCTTTCTGGGCAAGCTCCATGAGTTTGATCTTTGCCTCTGCGCTGGCTTGTGGGTCGGGCAGCACCTTCTCAAGGACGGTGCCAATCACGGGGATGAGTGCTTGCCAGATCATGGGTATTTCCTTCGGTCGAGCTCAAAGTGTGGGCCGTCTTTGAACGTGCGCCAGTCACCACCCCAGACAATGGCCACATCGAGCTGCTTGGCCGCCTCTTTCATGGCAGCTGCGATCTTGTGGTACAGCGGCCAGTCCCAGCGCACCTCGCCATCCACCCAGGCCCCAAGATCGACCGCGTGGCCGGTGATGTGGCGCGAGTTGATGGTTTGGCTTGCACCGGACTCCATCAGCGTTTTCTGACGCTCAGGATCGCGCAAGCCTTCCAGGACTGTGAAGTCCACGGTGGTGATCTCAATGGCACGCTCGACAACCCTCACGAGGTCATCGTGCACGCCTTTGAGCCGCTGCACAGATCGAGGCCCGAGCTTGTACATGATCAGCTGCCTTTCCAGTGGCTTGTCAGAAATCCAATGAAGCCAGACACGCCAGAAGCGACAGCCATGCCGAACCACAAGCCACCCTTACCTTTGTTGGCCAGGGCCAGCAGTTCTTCGATCTGGCGCTCCATCTTGTCAACTTTGCGATCCATGTCCTGCACGCGCTGCCACAGAACTCCATACTTCACGAGGTCAATGCCGCCATCCTTCTCTTCCGCCATGTCAGGACACTCCATCGATTACAAGCCCTGGCCGGGCGTGACGTAGACGGTGGTCGCGCCAGAGGCGAGGCCGCTGAAGTAGGTGTCCTTGTTGAATCGGATGATCTCAACAGCTCCAGGCACCAGCACGATGGCATCCGAAGGCGTGCCAGCAACTGGAGCCACGGCAGCGGCCTGTGCCAGAGCAGCAGTTGGGCCAGTGCCCAAGAAAACAGTGTTTGTTCCTGCGTTCACAAAGCGATATTGGCCTGCGTTCTGAGGGTTGAACTTCTCATAGACCGGAGCCTGCACGCCTGCTGGCGCAGTGCCTGCGGCAGCAACGACAACGGTCTGGCCAAGGGGGGTGAATGCAATTTGAGAATTGGTGGACATGTCAGACTCCTTTGACGGCAGCGGCTGCCTTGTATGCTTCAATCACGTCAGCAGTGTGTGTTGCCGCACAAATGGCCTGCACACGTGCATCCTCGCCGCTGTAGTCAGCTCCAGGAGCGACAACGTGGCGGTGGAATGATCCGCTGATTTGCTTGCCATCTTCGATGATAGATGTGCGAGTGCGAACTTGCACAACACCAGTTTCAAGAACTTCAATGCGGTCAACGACCGCGACTTTTTCAAGTGCCATTTTGATCTCCAATCAAAATCAATTTCTGGTCATTCGGGCCAGCACGATTAGCTCGCAACAAAGTAAAATCCGGAAAACACCATGAATGCTCCATTAAATGATTCTGGGTATGCAACAGAACCAGGGTCAATTAGGACTGAACCGGAGTTAAGAACTGTTTGAGAAACCATGACACCTGCTGAATACAATGCAGGCGCAAACGGCAGAGAGAACCTTGTGACGTCACGAGTTCCCTGCAAGGAATTTGATCCAGCGGCATACGTAAAGTAAACGGCTCTACCGATTTTTGTATAAGTACCAGTGGTGTTTGATGGTGTTCCAGAAGTCAAACTTGTCCAAGTGACTGTCCAGGTTCCTTCTTCATAGTCGTCCAATAGCTCACTTGTCATTCCTGCTGCATGTGCATATGCAGAAAAATCAATCCCTTTTCCAGACGTCCCAATGACAAGATTGCCATCGACAATTGTCTGATCGCCGTAGCGAGTCGATGGATTTCCTACTGTTTTCAGCATGATTTTTCCTTAAGAATAATTTGAGGTTTTGACAAATGTCGGGTTGACTGCCGTAACTGTTTGTCCAGCCGCAGACGTCAAAACTGTTCTATCAACGTGCAATGTATTCCCAACCACATCACACACGACGAAATATCGGAAAGTTCCGCCAGCACCGACGCCAGTAACTGATATTTTTTGCCCAGGCAAAAACTGAGTTCCATCCGTGACTGTAAGCGTGTATTCACCAGCTGTTCCACTGGCTGTCGCTGTAAACGTTGCAAAGCAGCCAGAGTCGCTGCAAACGTACTCTGGAGGACGACCAGCAGCTGGAATTGTGGCTACACGATCAAATGTACGATAAATGCCTGTTGTTGGTGTTGTAGTTACCATTCCTGGCAATGTGTTCGAGGCGAAATAAGGAGAAATCGTATTTATGATTGAATCGGGTTTCATCCCGACATTGTTCAAAATAAACACTTCTCTAAAGTCACGGCCTGCAACCAAACTGATGTTGTAAGCAGTTTCTCTTGGAATTGTCACAAACCTATTATTTTCGACACGGAGCTCTTTTGAAACAATAGAGCCACCACCGCCAGTAAAAACAATGTCAGCGGATTGCGTTGAAACATTCCCACCAAATGTATTTCCAACAATACGAACTTGATCAGATTTACCTTCTGAATATATGGCTGTGAACTTGTAGTTGAAATAGTTATCAAAGATGTTCACTTCCTCAACTTGATCTGCCCAAATTGGGAAATGCGTGTCATCAGGCGCATCCAACATAGAAATGGTATTTCCTGAAATATCCAAGTTGAACCAATAACCATCAGCGGGATCAACATAAGAAATCCATATGGCTCGGCTGGAAACACCACTTGTATAAGTTGCACCTGCAATGACGTTGTTGACAATCTTCACGTCGTAACTGACGCCAATGGTAGGCAAAGGATAGTCAGGAAACGCAACGGAAAAACCGCTTGGCGATCCATCATCAACAAGCTCTGCTCTCAACTTAATGGGATTCAAACCACCATCAATGATGACGTTGTTGGCGATCACGATTCCATTGCCACCAGCATGACTGATGGCCGACGAATCGCAGTTTTCAAAGTGGTTGTTCGTGATGACCACATTGTCGCAACCATACCAAAGGCTGTGGCCTACGTTGACGACCTGAGACAGCGGAATTTGGTACTGGTCAATGAAGTGGTTGGAATCAACCAGCACGCTCTTGGTGTTGTTGATGTTGATCGTCGAAAACTTGGTGTTCTTGAAGAACGAGTTTGTCAGCGTCAAGTGACCACCTGTCACCATGAACGCAGTGTGCGAGTCTGGAATCGCAGCGGTGTTGATCTCTGAGCAACCGTCAATGATTGTCCATGCCTCACTGGTGTAAGGGTAGTAGACGTCCACTTGCTCGTAGTGGTTGTCACGCAGTTGGCAGTTGAAGAACTGCGTGTACTCAGTGTCTGTGTCGTTGCGAACTGTAATTGCTTGAAAGTGCCTGTCGTATACGGGTATCGACGAGCCATCCCAGTCCGACGAATATTGAGTGACGCGCACATTTTCAAACGTCAGTCGGTTGACGTTGTAGGTCAGGACGAGTGCGTATTCATGCCCATCGCCAACACCGGGCCCAGTGCCAGAACCATCAAACGTCATGTCACGGAAAACAACTTCATCCAAACCGTCATCAGTGGTGAACAAGTTATTTGAGTACAGCAAATTGTCCGACAAGGTGGTCGGCACAGATTTGATGATGGTGGACTCCATTCCATCGCCAAACAGCACAATGGATGCCGGAATAGTCACACCGACACCGGCAGTTGCTTGGATTTTGTACGTGCCTGCTGGAAAGTAAACAGCAGATGCACCAGCATCCAAAGCCAACTG